TGGACCCGGCTAACAACACGGGCATTGCGCTACCGGACGACCCAATACTCAAGGCCGATTTGTGCGCCTTTACGTGGACGATGTCCGGGCCGCTGATCAAGGTTTCAAGCCGCGAGGAAGTCAAGGACGTTATCGGGCGCTCGCCGGACTATGCCACTGCCTATGTGCTGGCGCAGATGGATTCGCCCGTCACCCCGCAACAACTTCTGCACCCCGGCCAAGCGAATGCGGCAAAGGCACGGCGTGAGTACAACGCGTATGCCCGATAACGTAGTGCCATTCGCTCGCAAGGGCGCGGAACCGGACCCAGAGCGGGAGGCGTTCTATCAGCGGCATCCGCACATGCCTGAGCACATGTGGCAATGCGGTTGCGAGGAAATCCTCTACTACCTCAGTCCTGAAGGCCATGTGTGCTTCGGCTGCGGCAAGCTCTTGCCGGAATACCCAAACTTCGGCTAGTGGTCGGATGCTTCCAGCACCCGGCGCTACTATCCCCGGCAAATCAACGCAGGGGAATGTCGTGGCATTCAGGCCGTTATCAATTCGTGATCAGTGGGTTCAGGAGCTGCTCTGGAAGTACCTGGAGCCGACCGATTTGCACCCCGAATACACCAAGCTCGACGCGATCTGCTACATCGGCAACCAGATTCAGGAAGGCAATCAATTCCTGTGGGGCGACGAGACCGCGATGCTGCGTTGCGAGGGCAACAAGCACACCGGCGTAGTCACTCCGCACGTCCTGGGCAACGGCAGGAAGTTCCGCGCCTTGTTAACCGAGGGCTGCGCCTATGCCAAGGAACACGGCTGGCGACAGGTTTACATCTGGACTTCGCGAGGCAGCATCCAGCGCATGGCAATGCGCATGGGCTTCCAGAATACCGGCTATTTGCCTGGCTATCACCCAACACCAATTGGCGCCGAAGACATCGCCATCTTGAGGAAAATACTATGAGAAAGCTGCTAGTAGCCCTGTGCTTGCTGTTCTTGTCACTGACCGCGCAAGCTGGCGGAGGCGGTGGAAAAGGCCAATCACCATCGGCTCCACCCCCTCCGCCACCCCCTCCAACCCCGCAGGCTCCACAAGACCCGAACACGGCCAATGCCGTGGCACGGGAAAAGACGCGGCGGGCACAGGGCGGCGGCAATCAGGCTACGTTGCTGACCGGTTCGGATGGCGCAGCCCCCGGCAATGCCGACCTGACCAAGCCGCTACTGGGCACCAACACGTTACTGGGCGGCTAGCATGACTACCAGCAATCAGCCCGCCTACAAAGCCCCCGACGGCTTTTACAAGAGTTACACCTTCGACAAGGAAGGCAACGTCTTTGCCGACGGCAAGCAACTCAGCGGGGTGCAACTCGGCGTGCAGGGATTGAAGCCCCCGAAGGATAACAGCCCCGGCTTCGGCGACATTAGCAAACTGATGTATCCGAACTCGGCAAAGACAACAGAGAATCCCTACGCGATAGGCGGCGGTAATATCAGCCGGTTAAGTGTAGACGAGAACGGCAATGTGTTTGCCGAGATCGGGACACCCAACACCCCAAAGCCTACCGGAGTCGGCACCAACGGCGCTGTCGGATTCGATTTCATGAAGGGAACAGGCGGCTTCAACTTCATGAACGGAGACAGTAACAGCCCGTCTGCACAACTGCGCGCGGCTAACGCTCCCGCCCAAAAAGTACAACTCAGTGGAATTACGCTTGATCCGGGGCGCACCTCGCGCAATTCGGGAGGTGATCTGGGAGACAACCAAGCCTATATCCGCCAAGACCGAGATGGCCTGTACTTCGTGCAAGTGAATAAGGGCGATGACGTGGTGGCCTATGCATACAACAAATACCAACAGGCGCAGAACCCTGTCGCAGGCCCTGCGCAACCTTCCCCGACTCGACGGCAAGGGGGCAATGCCGGGGGCGGGTCAGGGATCGACACCTCCGGCGGCATCACCCTCCTAGGATCATAGGCCATGGATAAAACAGAACTGCCGATTAACCAGTACAAGCGCCGCAAGCAAGCCTTGTGGAATGAGCGCGCGTCCTGGATAGAGGACTACAAGGACATCTCTAAAAACCTGCTACCGCGCAGCGGGCGATACTTCGAGTCTGACCGCAACAGGGGCGGACGGCGCAATCAGAACATCATCGATTCCACCGGTACCGAAGCGCTCGACATCCTGGGCGCCGGGCTCATGGCAGGCATGACGAGCCCGGCCCGCCCGTGGTTCCGCCTGGGCATTCCGGACGAGGATTTGATGCAGTTCGACCCAGTCAAACAGTGGCTGTTCAAGTGTTCCAAGATCATGCGCGAGATATTCGCGCGCTCCAATGCCTACCGCTCGCTGCATGGCCTGTACGAAGAGCTGGGCGGATTCGGCACGGCGGCAAGTTTTGTGCGGCCTGACTTCCGAGATGTGATCCGCCTATATCCCCTGACGGCTGGCGAGTACGCTATCAGTACCGATGCACGCAATGAGGTCTCGACGGTCTATCGGGAAATTCCTATGACCATCGCGCAAGTGGTCGAAGAGTTCGGCATCGATAACGTCAGCCTCTCGGTCAAGAACCAGTACGACCGCAACAACCTCGATCAGTGGATCACCGTCATTCACGCCGTTGAGCCGCGGCTGGATCGGGACCGGGAGTACGGCAAGCGTGACGGCAAGAACAAGGCCTTCAAGTCGTGCTATTTCGAACTGAGCGGAGACCCGACCAAGCCCCTGAGCGAGAGCGGTTTCGATGAGTTCCCCCTGCTGACCCCGCGCTGGGCAGTTCGCGGCGGGGACATCTACGGGCACGGCCCCGGCTTCCGCGCATTGGGCGACGTGATCCAGCTACAGCACGAGCAGATGCGCAAGGGCACGGCCATCGATTACCAGACCATGCCCCCGTTGCAGGTGCCCAGCACCATGAAGGGCCGCGAGAATGACTTCCTGCCCGGCGGCACGACCTACATCGACATGGCGAACCCGAATAACGCCATCAAGACGGCTTTCGAAGTACAACTCAATCTCCAGCACCTGCTGCTGGACATGGAAGACGTGCGCACCCGCATTCGCAAGGCGTTCTACTCCGACCTGTTCCTGATGCTGGCGAACGATACCCGCAGTGGGATTACCGCAACCGAAGTGGCAGAACGTCACGAAGAGAAACTGTTGATGCTCGGGCCGGTACTGGAGCGCCTGCACAACGAGATGCTGTCGCCGCTCATTGACCTGACCTTCACCAACATGGTCAAGTCCGGGATTATGCCGACCCCGCCGAAAGAGCTGGAAGGCATGGACCTCAAGGTCGAGTTCGTCTCGACACTGGCCCAGGCGCAACGTGCCGTCGGCCTCGCTTCCGTGGATCGCCTGCTGATGACTGTGGGCCAGCTGGCGCAAGCCAAGCAGGACATCAGCGTGTGGGACAAGGTCGATACCGACCAGGTCATCGATGGCTACGGCGACATGCTGGGGGTAGACCCACAGTTCATCGTTGCCGACGACAAGGTGGCCTTCATCCGCAAGAGCCGCGCACAACAACAGGCCGCACAGCAGGCAGCCGCGCAGGCTCCGGCCATGGCCCAGACCGCGAACACCCTGGCAAACACCAGCACTTCTGGCGACAGCGCCCTGGCAGACATCATGCGGCAATTCAGTGGGTACTCGGCCCAGTCTCCGGCGTAGGGGTCGGATACCCGAAAAAACTTTCGGTAGATTGCGCACATGACTGAAGACCAGAAGCTAGAGGCCAGGAAGAAACGGCAAGCCGAAGAGGAGGACTTCAAGTGGGTCATGAACGACAGCAGGGGCCAGCGTGTAATGCGCAGGATTCTGGAGCAAGCTGGTATTTACCAGCTTTCCTTCGCTGCTGAAAGCACCCACGTCACCGCATTCAACGAAGGCCGCCGCAATGTGGGCCTGTTTGTGAACGATGAAATTCTAGCGATCTGCCCCGAGAAGTGGGTGGAAACGATGAAAGGTAAGTAAATGGCTGATCCAGTAGCTCCGACCCCAGCACCCACCGATCCGGCACCCGCTCCCGTTGATTCCGCACTGGCTACCCCACCGGTTGATCCTGCCGTACCACCTGCCCCTCCCGCAGACCCGGCAGACCCTGCTGACCCAGCGGACCCTGCCGATCCGGCAGACCCTGCTGACCCAGCGGAACCGGTCGTTTACGAGTTCCAGTTGCCTGATGGCTACACATTGGACGAAGAGCTGGGCGGCAAATTTAAGGAGTTTGCAACAGCCAAAAACCTGACAAACGAAGAGGCCCAGCAACTGCTGGACCTCAGTCTGCAAGCACAAGAGAAGCAAGCGGAAGCCTACCGTGCTACGCAAGCGCAGTGGGTTGAACAGTCCAAGGCCGACAAGGAGTACGGCGGCGCACAGTTCGACCAAAACTTGGCGGTAGCCAATCAAGCGCTAGACGCTTTTGGCACCCCCGAGTTGAAAACACTGTTGCGTACCACCGGGTTTGGTAACCACCCCGAAGTGATCCGGGCATTCATCAAGGTCGGAAAAGCGGTTGGCGAGGACAAGCTGATAAGGCGTGACCCCGTGAGTCCATATCCGACGGATACGCCCATCGCACAACGTATGTACCCGAACATGAACCCGTAATTATTTTTAACCGCCCCAACGTCGTGAGACGCCGGGCACCCAACGCCGTGAGGCGCGATAAGGAGTACAGACATGGCAACTTTATCCACCGGCCAGCTCACCCTGGCAGACTATTCGAAGCGCTCCAACGGCGGCAAGATCGATCCGATTGCTGAGCTGCTTTCCCAGCAAAACCTGATCCTGGAAGACATCGTCTTCCGTGAAGCCAATCAGCCGACCAGCCACGTCGTAAGCGTGCGTACCGGTCTACCCGCTGTTTACTGGCGTCAATACAACGCGGGCGTCCCGTCCAGCAAGTCCACCACGGCCCAGATCACCGAGCCGTGCGCGATGCTGGAAGCACGCTCCCACATCGACGCCAAACTGTTGCAACTGGAAAACAACAGCGCCGCCTTCCGCCTGTCGGAAGAGTCTGCCTTCATCGAAGCGATGGGGCAGGAGCTGACCAGCAAGCTGTTCAACGGCACCGTCGGCGCCGACCTCAAGACCTTCTCCGGCCTGGCTACTCGCTACAGCTCCACGACCGCAGGTAATGGCGGCAACGTGATCCTGGGCGGCGGCTCCGGTTCGGATAACGCATCCATGTACCTGGTGGTGTGGGGCGAGCAGACCGTATTCGGCACTTTCCCCAATGGCTCCAAGGCCGGTTTGGCTTCGCGCGACCTGGGCGAAGAAACTGTATCCGACGGCAACGGCGGCTACTACCAAGCGGCCCGTTCGTTGTTCCAGTGGGATGCTGGCCTGGTGGTCAAAGACTGGCGCTATGTGGTGCGTATTCCGAACATCGACGTATCCGACTGGATCGGTGTAACCGGGACCCAAGCGTCCACTGCTGCCACCAACCTGATCAAGCTGATGATGCGCGCGATTGCCCGTATCCCCAACATGAACATGGGCCGCGCAGCGTTCTACTGCAACCGCTCTGTTCAGGAAGGCTTGATGCTTCAGGCACTGGAAAAGTCCAGCAACGCCATGGGCATCAAGGAAGGCCTGACCCAGTTCGGCCAGACGATCAGCCAACTTACGTTCCAAGGTATCCCGGTACGTGGTATAGATGGCCTGGGTATCGCCGAAACACTGGTCTCCTAATTGATCCATCCCCCGGCCTAGCCGGGGGTTTATGAAAGGGTTAAAAACATGATTACCGATGCTCTCTTGCAACTGAGCACTGCGCAGGCCGTAACGGCCTCGGCAGTTTCCACCAACACCATTGACCTAGGTACTGCACGCGACCTAGGCCAAGGCAATGACCTTTATGCTGCGTTCGGCGTTGATATTGCCGCTACTGCCGCAGGCGCTGCAACCGTGCAGTTCCAGATCATCTCTTCTGCCAATGCCAACTTGTCGAGCCCGAACATCCTGGCCTCGACTGACGCGATCCCGAAGACTGACCTGACCGCGGGCCGCAAGCCGATTGTGCTGTGCCTGAACAGTTCGGTATTGCTCGCCCTACCAATCGGACAGCGCTATCTGGGCGTGCAGTATACCGTCGCCACCGGTCCGCTGACCGCAGGGTCTTTCTCCGCAGCTCTCACGATGGACGATCCGGGCGTAGGCAAGAATTACGCTTCCGGCTTCTCCGTAGCGTAAGGAGTAGACCATGCCCAAATACCTGGCAATTAGCGACACCTGGCTTTCCCATGAAAACCGCCTGATCAAGGCCGGAGACGAGTTTGAAACCTCGTTCCCTAACGGGCCGGATGGCAAGCCCATGAAGTTGTCCGGCAACCTGAAGCTGGTCAAAGCCGCTCCGGAACTGTCTGCCGCAGAAAAGAAAGCCGCGGATATAGCAGCCAAAGAAGCTGCTGAAAAGTTGGCCGACGCTGAAGCCGCTTTAGCAAAGGCGAAAGAGAGCGGAAGTGACACCGAGATTGCTGCCGCAGAAGCAGCACTCGCGGCTCTTCAGCCCCCGCTCGTTTAAGGGGTAGCGCTTAACTAAGCAGTGAGAAAGGGCGCCGCGTGCGCCCTTTCTTTTACCAAGGAGATACACATGGCTTCGTTAAACAAGCAAGACATGAATGGCCGACTCTATGACGCGGCTGGCAACTGGGTAGGCACCGTAGGCAAGAACGGCCAGGAATGCCTGTTTAATGCTGGATCATTCACCATCACCGGAGGCACCATTGCCGGGGTAACCTCAGTTGCAGGTACAGGCTTCACCAATTATATGGCCTCGCCACCTGCAATAGGCACAACAGCCCCCGGCGTTGTGAAAACCAGTAATCTGCAAGCAACCTATACCGATTCCACCGGCACCCCTGGCAACGTAACAAACAATAGCCCTCGCGGTCGTGTAGCAGTGGCAGCAGCAGCGTCAAGCATCACCGTTACCAGCTCGCTAGTTACAGCCACCAGCATGGTGATGCCAAACCTGCGCACCGTAGACGGCGCGCTTACCGACATAGTGACCTGTGTCACCGCAGCCGGGTCTTTCACCATGACGTTCAACGGGGCCTCAACAGGCACCGCTGCACAAGTCGATTTCCTCGTAGTCAACTAAACATGGCTTCCGACATCGACATCTGCAATCTGGCACTAGGCCACCTCGGCGACGAAGCCAATGTGCAAGCTATCAGCCCGCCTGATGGCACTGCGCAGGCCCAGCACTGCGCGAGGTTCTACCCTATTGCACGCGACGCCACCCTGGAGATGCACGCTTGGGGCTTTGCCCTCAAACGCGAAAGCCTGGCACAACTCACTACTCCTTCGACGACGGCATGGGCCTATCAGTACGCAGTCCCGACAGACATGATCAAGCCTCTTAACGTGTACCCGGCAGACGCTGACTATGCGAGTGGCGCAGGGGATGACGACAACAAGCAGCCCTATCTGCGCGAAGGTGACGTGATCCTGACCAATACCCCGAACGCGATGCTGCGCTATGTGTCCCGGATCACTGACCCGACACGCTTTACCCCGCTATTTGTCGAGACCTTCGGCCTCAAGCTGGCGGCCCGGCTGGCTGGCCCGATCATCAAGGGTACTACCGGCATGAACGTCGCCAAGGAGATGGCCGCGGCAGCAGATAAGATGCTGGCCCATGCAACAGCCAGCGATGCCAATGCAGGCAACTACCAGCCTGAGCATCAGCCTGACTGGTTGAGTGCGCGACAGCTGGACATCCCGCAGGCCCAGCACGGCACAGTCTGGAGACGCTAAATGGCAACCAAGACCCTGGCGCGCTCGTTTGCAGGCGGTGAAATTTCTCCCGAGATGTTCGGGCGCGTAGACCTGACCCAATACCAGACCGGGCTTTCCGAGGCGCAGAACTTCATCATCCTGCCACATGGCCCGGCACGCGCCCGCAAGGGTACCCAGTACGTCAACACGGCCAAGATCAATGGCAAAAAATGCGCCCTGGTGGAATTCAGTTTCAACAACCAGCAGGCCTACGCCCTGGAGTTCGGCGATCTGTACGTGCGCTTCCATACCCTGGGCGGAACGGTATCAGTCGCCGGGGTTCCGGTTGAGGTCGTCACGCCTTATGTCGAGGCGGATGTCTTCGACCTGCATTACGTGCAGTCTGCCGATGTCCTGACGATTGTGCACCCGAACTACCCGCCCAAGGAATTGCGCCGGACCAGTTCGACCACGTTCACCCTGACCGACATCAGCTTCGTGCCGACGATTGCAGCCCCCTCCGGGGTCACTGCCACGCCCACAGGGGGCGCAGGGACTTCGTACTCCTACGTGGTGACTGCCGTAGCAACCGAATCCCTGGAAGAGACCGGGCAATCCAACACTGCGACTTGCAGCAACACCCTGACCACGGCAGGCAACTACAACACCATCGGGTGGGGCGCAGTCTCCG